GATGTGATTTTAACCGGCGTCAAGATGGTCAAGAATTACCCGCTGACCGGAAGCCATAAGAATGCCTACCTGCCATTTGGTGACTTCTATCTAGTGGAGGAAAGCGGATATCTGGCGCGGCCCAACTTCGACTGCCTAGGCGTTTCGCATTTTCTGTATTACGTTGAGCCGGACGTGACCGCCACGACCTTTCCAGCCCTTTCGGAGCCTATCGCGCCTTCGCTTGGCACGGCATGGGATGGTGGGCTATCCTCTTGGGATGGCGGATCAACCGCTTGGGATATGTAAATGCTGTTTGACCGCGTAGCCTCTCTTGTAATCGGCCAATCTGGCGGAACCGGAAAGGAATTGTCGGGCTTACGGTTTGCGTTCGACATCGAGAAGGGCGCGACCGATACGCCTAACAAGTGCAACCTGCATATCTGGAATTTGACGGCATCCACCCGCGCCTTGCTTGACGAGGTTGGCGCGGTGGTTATCCTCAAGGCCGGATACGCGCAGGATGTAGGCGCGCTAATCATTTTCACGGGGACGATAACGCGGGCGACCACGTTGGTTGACGGGCCTGACCGCGTAACCGAACTGGAGTTGCGTGATGGCTTTTTCGAGTGGCGCGACACGAAGGCGAGTTTATCGTTTCCGGCGGGATCAAGCGCAAAGGCGGCTCTGGCTGCTATCGCGGCAAAGTTTGATCTAACGCTTAGGCCCATTCCATCGGATATTGCGGACCGCCAATACCCCACCGGCTTTGCATTCGCTGGGCGGGCGCGTGAGGCGTTGGCCAAAGTCTGCGGCTTCCTTGGGGCAGAATGGTCAATTCAGAACCGCGAATTGCAGGTGGTGGCCAAGGGCGGGGTTTATCGCAAGCAGGCTATCGTATTGTCGTCTAACAGCGGGCTTATCGGATTGCCGGAGCCTGAAACAAAAACCATGACGGATGAAGCGGCTGCTAAAGAGGGCGTTACCGCTGGCCAGACTGGCGTTACGCAGACCATCAAAGCGGGCAAGGCTGCTAAACGCCTAAAGTCAGGCAAGATGGGCAAGGCGGGCAAGGCGCAAGTCAAGCTGCATGTGCAGGGGTATAGCGCGACAAGCCTATTGCAGCCCACGATTGAGCCGGGGGGTTACGTCCAGCTTAAAACGGCTGACATTGACGGCGAGTTTTTCCGCGTGGAGCGGGTCCAGCATAAGGGTGACACGCACGGCGACCAGTGGTTTACGGATTTGATGTTGAGGTATGCAGTCTGATGGCCGAGGTTTCCAATTCTTTTGATGATGCAATCTTGGCAATGATCCAAGGGCAGCTTTCTGGCGTCAACACCTGCATCGAGGGCACTATTACCGCCTACGCGGATGGATATGCAAGCATCGTGCCAAATGGCAAAAAGCGATTTGCTGATGGCGATGAATTGGATTTTCCGACCGTTCACAATGTGCCGATTGTCTGGCCATCATTCCTTGGGGGGGCTGGTGGCATCAAGGGGCCGGTGTTTGTTGGCGATGGTTGTCTTTTGGTTTTCGCGCAACAAGCTGCTGATGGAAGTGACGACTTACGCCAGCATGATATGACGGATGCTTACGCCATCCCTTTTAACAAGGGGTCTGTCGCGCCTGACAATGACGCGCTGACCATGTATTTGGGCGATGCATCTATCTCTATCGACATTTACGGCGTGGTTCGGATCACCGCACCTTATGGCTTGATTATTGACAGCCATATCACCGCGCAAAATTCGATCACAGCTAACGGCAACCTTGTTATGGGCAATGGCGCTAACGGAACGTTCTCGACGCCCACGGGGCAAACTGTTACGGTTTCCGGCGGCATCATCACCAATATAGCGTAAGGATTGACCATGCAGGATATGGGTTCGGGGATTATCAACACTGACTATATTGATGGTCTGATCGCCAAGCTGGAGGCGGCCACGAGCGAGGAGGAGTTGACCAAATATGCAGAGGATGCGCTAGGCCCTCTGACTGGTCAATTAGCGGGCATCAAAGCGCAGATTGAATATCTCGCTCCATTCCTTGCCTTGCTTAATCCGCCCACGCTTGCGGAAGTCATCACATGGCTAACCAAGTTCATAACCGCGCAGATTGCCCCGCAGGTGCAGGCCCATGCCAAATGCCTAGCGCAGGTGGCTGTTGTGACTAGCGAGATACAAAGGGCGCAGGCTGCTATCGAAAAGGCGCGGGTGCGGATTGCTCAAACCAAGAGCAAGGTCAAGCTGCTGGAGAACAAGGCAGCTAGCGCAAAAGCCAAGGCCAAAAAGGTTAGCGGCACAATCGGGCTTTAGTCCTTTGCAATTTGGCACGGTTTTTGCTAGTATCTTACCATGCGCGATATTGCCCTATCCTCAGACGGTGACCTTGATGTTAGCGCGGGCGACCTGTCGCTAGTGGACGGGGCGGCGAGGGTTCGCCAGCAAATCCAAATCAAGCTGAAGCTGTGGCGTGGTGAATGGTTCCTTGATACGGAATTTGGCACCCCTTACGTGCAGTCGATCCTTGGCAAGCAGCTTACGCTTTCCGGCGCTTTGGCCGCTATTCGCAAATCCATCATGGAAGTGGATGGCGTGATCGCGATTGACGCATTTGACTATCAGTATAGCGCCAGCGCCCGCTCCCTCGCTGTGCAGTTCACGGCGCGCACCCCTTATGGCCTGATTGAGGTGTCTGTATGACTTTGGTTTCCATCACCTCGACGGGATTTTCCCGCCTTCGCTTGGCAGGGATTAAGACCTATCTTGACGAGCAGGTGACTAGCGTTCTTGGGCCGGTCAATACCGCCGCTGATAGTGTTGTGGGGCAGGTGCTTGGCGTTGTCTCGGCTGCTTTGGATGACGCGCTAGAGACTATCGAGACGGCTTATAATAGCAGCTACCCTGCCACGGCTGAGGGCGTCTCGCTGGATGGCGTGGTGCAGTATGTGGGGCTTGAGCGCATTGCCGCCGCGCCCACGACTGCGATAGCGATGTGTTATGGCACCGAAAGCACGGCGGTCCCTGCTGGATCTCTAGTCCGGTCAAATAGCGGCGCGCAGTTCGTTTCCGATTACGACATTGTTATCTCCCGCGCCCGCGCTGGGCATGTGCTGATCGATGTCAATACTATCGAGGTTGGCGCAGTATATCAGATTATCGCTGGCGGCGTTTCGGTGTCCTATGAGGCGGTTTCCGGTGACACGGCGGCGGATATTCTGGCGGGTCTGGCGGCTGAATTTGACGCTGATGACTTTACCGCCACGGTATCGGATGAAACGCTAGACATTCACAAGCCCGATGGTGAAAGCGCCTTTACGCTGACTGTCGGCAGCCGGTTGACGATTGCCACGCTCGGCACCCCTTGCGCGTTCACGGCGTTGGAATTGGGTGCTACGGCCTTGCCTGTTGGCGCGCTGAATACGCTGGATACGTCCATTAGCGGATGGACTGCGGTTGGCAATCTGACCGCTGGCGCGACTGGGCGGGCGATTGAAACCGATGAAGAATTGCGCGTTCGTCATTCCGAGAGCGTTTCGATTACCGGCGCTGCCACGCTTTCGGCCATCCGCGCACGTATCGCGGCGGATGTCGAGAACGTTACCTACGTCAAGGTCTATGAAAACCGGACCGATACGATTGACGCTTTTAACCTCCCGCCCCATTCCATTGAGGCGATTGTTTCGGGCGGGGCTGATACTGACATCGCTACCAAGCTGTTTGAGGTCAAGCCTGCTGGCATTGAGACGTATGGCACGGATGACGTGACCGTTACCGATGAAAACGGCGATGGGCAGACGGTCTATTTTACCCGCGCCGCCTCGCGCTACATCCATGTGCGGGTGACGATCAACGCTTACAATCCCGAAGAGGATTTGACCGCCGATTACCAGAACGCAATCAAGGCGGCTGTGGTGGCCGCTGGCGCGCAATTCGGCATCGGTGACGATGTTGTAGTGCAGCGCTTCTTTGGACCGATCTATGGGGCTACGGATGGCTTGGGTAGCATTACGGTTGAATGCGCGGTTACCACTCTGCCAACCGATAGCCCGACCTATGGCACAAGCAACATTTCAATCGGACGTGGGCAGGTTTCCGCCTTTGACGCCTCCCGTGTCACGCTGGTGACGCCATGACGGATTACGTCACGGACGCGCAAGGCAGGCTGACAAGCCAGTTTTCGGAAAAGCCGCGCATTCGGGGCTTTGTCGGCGCGCTTGTTGGCGGTCTGGCTGATGTGGACGCGGTTTGTGATACTCTGGCAACTGGCCGGTGGATCAGCACGGCGGAAGGCGTCCAGCTTGACGGCTGCGGGGCTATTGTGGGCGAGATACGCGCAGGCCGGACGGATGCAGCATACCGCGATGCAATCCGTTTCCGCGTGTTTGCGAATACATCGCAAGGAACTCCGCCATATCTTATCCGTGGCCTGAAATTCCTGACCGCGCCTACCGATAGCCAATATCTAGAGGCTAAACCCGCATCGGTGCTACTTTTCACCAATGGCCCGAATGTGGATTATACTATCCAGCCTATTATGCAGGGCATCGCGCCTGCTGGCATTTCAACCATTCCGGTGATGGTGTCCTTTTGCCAGCGTCCTTTTCGCTTTTCCCATGCCCCTGCCAATGCAGACTTGTTTGTCAATGGCGGTGGCGATGATGAGTTTTTGACGGCAAACGGCGCTGATTTGCAAGTGACCGGCCAAGTGGTGGCTGATGATGGATCGCCCACGCTTGGCGGCCTTGCCCCTGCGGCGTTTTCAGTGGGCGGGGCTATACTTCTAGTCGGCGGCGGCGCTCTGGCTGTTGCAGGTTCGGAGATTATGACGCCAATCGGGCATGACAATTTGACGGGGGTTTTCGACGGCAATGTCGCGCCTTATGTGACATTCGGTATCATCCCCACTTTCGATAGCGCTCAAAATCGCTTTGACAGCATCGGCTACACTTTCGATATGGGGCTTTAGGATGGCAATCCAGAATATCAATATCGGATCTAGCTCTAACGATGGAACGGGCGATACTTTGCGTGTTGCTGGGGCAAAAATTAACGGCAATTTCTCGCAAATTAGCTCTACGATAGCCGCCAATACTTACGGTGGAGTGTTAACACATGATACATGGACTAAGCTGCCATCCATTTACAAACTTATGATGAATGGCACTGGATCTGTAAGGATTGATACGAGAGCCTTTGATGGTTATATCACAACAAATGTGGTGACTTATACAGTTTCAGGGGCAAGTGAAGTGTTCGCTTATTTTGAAAATGCCTATGAAATTCGCGCAATCATCACGGGAAGCGCTACGGTGGAGGTTCTGTAATGTCTAACGGTTTCCCTATGCAGCCCGTGTTCATAGATAGGTTCAACCTTCCTGCCTCAACTGTTTTTGATTTTTCCGGTTTTGGATCTGTTGAACTGGATTTTAGCGGAATTTCTGGTCATACTATTATAGTATATCGCGATCATACTGATGCGACTAAAGCTGTTTCCGGATTTTATAATCAAAATCTAAATGGCCCCTTTACCAACATCACTGCCAATGGATGCTATCTATTTATGGGTGGGGGTAATATGAAGTGGACAGTCACTGGTGGAACTGGGACACCAACATGCATCGCTTATGCGTCTCAATAATTCTTAGGGGCTATAAATGACCACATTTGCCGAAACCTACGTTGGCTTTTCCGATGGCCAACAAAACGCGGTGGAGCCAACCGGCGCTATCATGGCGCAGGGATTTATCCCGCAAACTGCGTCATCGCGTGGCCAGCCCTTGCCAGCACAATGGCTGAATTGGCTGTTTCAGAAGCTGTTCCGCCTTGCTAATCGTGACAAGGTGGGCACTGCAACCGGCGTCGGCCTTTTCACCACGCCCAACAGCTTTATCAGGCTGGAAGCTTTCGACCGCGCTGACCCGAATAAATACCTTGTGGCCATCGGTTACAAGGGCGCGGCTGATGTGGTGCATTCGCTCAAGGTGGTGTCATCGGCCACCCTCACGCTTGGCACGGCTACCGTGGGCGGCAATCAGCCTGTGAGTGGCGGCACGGACGTTATCACTTGCGGCTATAGTCGCCAGTTTGGGGAGATTTAAGCCATGGCGTTGACCTCGGCAGAAGAGGCGCTGGTTAGGGAGCTTTTGGCTCAACAGGCGGCATTGATCGCGCTGGCCAGCAATGAAGCCACCATCACAAGCAAGCTGGGCGCTGAAAAGGCCACCCTGTCCGATCTGGCGGCTGCATCATCTGTGGCCGATAGTGACTTGCTGCTGATCCGGCAAGGCGCGACTGACAAGAGCGTGACGGCTCTCACGCTTGGCGCTCCTTTTCGTGGCGATGATGGCCTAGAGGCGCTTGTCGGTTTGACGCCTGCGGCTGATCGCTTCCCCTATTTCACCGGAACCAATTCTAGCGCGCTAGCCACTATCACGGCGGCGGCGCGGGCTTTGCTGGATGACGGCAACTATGCCACCATGCGGGCCACGCTTGGAGCACAGGCGCAGGACGCTGACCTAGACGCCATCGCGGCATTGACCACTACAACCTATGGCCGCACATTGTTGACGCTGGCGGACGCTGCGGCGGGGCGCTTCGCTCTGGGCTTGGGTGGGGCTGCTGTGCGGGATGATAGCTATTTCACCCCCACATCCGGGAGTAACGGGCAAGGGAATTGGATTGTTTTCCCATTCGGGCTTATTGTGCAATTCGGAGAGGGGACTGCTGGTGAGACATCATCGCCGCCTAGCATCAATTTCCCAATTCCATTTACAGATTTTAATCGTATGGTTGTTTTCGCCGGAGCAAGGTCCCCTAACCCCGGCGCATCATCGGGCAATAAGGTAGGGGCGAATAAGGTTTCTTTGACGCAATACAATTTGCATTCTGATGATGGTAATCAGTCTGTGTTCTGGATAGCTTTGGGGTATTGATATGGCTTTGACTGAAACCCAAGAAGCGAAGGCCATTCTGCTGACCGATCAGCAGCCGGAACTGTCCAATCTGGCGGACAATGAGGCGGCTATCATCTCGCGCATGGCAACGCCCATGGTTACGCTGGAAGGCTTGCCTGAAGCTGGCGCTATCAATGACGCGGACCTGCTGCTTATCCGCCAGTCTGGCACTGACAAAAAGGTGACGGCTGCCAATCTGGTGGCTGGGGCAAATGCTGCCTATGATCCTGAGGCGACCTATCCTGATGGGTCTATTGGTGATGCGATTGGCGGGAAAGCCGACAAGTCCAGCATGCCGGTCAATGTGCTGGATTATGCCAGTGCTGGAACTGACACCGCAATGCTTAATGCAGCTATTGCAGTAGCTGCTGCTTACGTGGAGGGCGGTGTGGTATATATGCCTGCCAACCGCGTTTACTCTATTGCGAATGTGACTGTCCCCGCGAATGTTGTTATTGACGCAGGGCGGGCCAACATTCGCGCACCCGCAAGCACTTCAACGCTCTTTAGGATCACGGGAGGGCGTTCTGGCATTCGCGGCGGTATATTTACCGACCCCTCCAATCTGGCTACCCGCGCAATCGTTATTGCCAAGGCACAGGACGACACCCCTTGCATTATCGAAGGTGCGGAGTTTTCGGAATTTACCAACGCTATCGAAGTATCGTCCGGCGACTGCATCAAAATTTTGAACAATCGCGGCGTGAGTAACGGGCTATTTTTGCTCGTGACCAACGGCTTCCTCAATAGCGCGTTCAACGGTAACTACGTCCTCGGCGGCAACGGTGTCAGTGTCCAAAAGACAACGCAAGGCGCGGAAGGTTGCGAATTTAACGACAATTGGATTTTGCCCGCGACCGGCGGCACATACTGCATGAATTTCCAATGCGGCTTGCATATGGATATTCGCGGAAACGTGCTGGATCAGGTCATCACCGGTAACGGCATTTCGCTGGACGGCACGATTAACCCGCTGGCGGCATTCACCATTCAGGACAATTGGGTTGGTCGGCAAGCGGCTGCAACCGGTGCGAATTATGGCATCTATGCGTATGGAAACATTGATGAACTGGATATTGTCGGAAACACGTTTGCGGGCTTCCGACAAGCCAACATCTACCTCAACGGGTCGTCGCCTGACGTTCTGAACCGCGTCCGCGTCATGAACAATAATCACCATTATGGCGACCCTGCCGTGCGCGACCTTGAACTGGCCTATGTCGGCGGGATCGAGGTGTTCGGTGAGAAATTTGCAGGCGCGGCCAGCCTTGTGGAAGGTGTAAGCGTTATCGGGCGGGTTGACGCTTGCGACTGGGCTGCAAGCGTAGCCCCTTCTGCGGGCGTTTCGCAGAACCTGCGATACGGCCAGCAGGTGCGAGGGCTGGTGTTGTCTGGCACTTATAGCGCAACAATCCCAAGCGGGGCTACAACTGTTAGCGTGGCGCATGGGCTGGCTTATCAGCCTGCCGCCGCTAATTTTTCAGTGACTGGCGCAAACAATCCCACGAATGACCCCGGCAATGTCTGGGTTGACGGGCTGACCAGCACAAACTTCGCAGTCAACTGCCGGTCAAATCCGGGCACTAGCGGCGCGGTATTTGGCGTGAAACTGGATATGACGCGATAATCAACCAAAGGAGTAAATGATGGATCGCCAAGCAATCGCACAAGAGTTAGGCCAGTTGGGGCGGAGTGACAAAAAGCTTTTGGCCAAGCTGGAAGCCAACCGCGCCCGTCGTTGTGAATTGTTGACGCAAGTTGGCCGCTCGGCTTCAAGTGGCCTTGAAATTGGCACAATGGCTAGCGTTGAGCCGAAGGACGACGACTGATGACAATGGCCGTCTATGCCCTGATGGCTGCTATGCTCTCATGGGCATGGGCGCGCCAGAAAGATAGAATTGTCATCGCACTTGCTTTGGCTTTTCTTGCATCCTCAATTGCAGGGGAATTACTTAAAGGCGCATGCCGTGCAACTGTCATGATTATGATAGACTTGGCAGTCGTTTACGGGATGCGCTTTATTTGCTATGGTCCTAGAGCATATTTCGTTGGTTTGATTGGACTTTGCGCAATTGGGCTTAGATTGTCCTATGTAAGCGGGGATCATTCATTCCATCTGGCGTATGCGACTGCTATCAATGCTGCGTGTCTGGCGCAGATTGCTATCGGCGGGGGCTGGGCTGATGGAATGGGGCGACGCATTGATGATTGGTTGCATCGCTTTATGCCTCGCGCTTCTGGCTTGTTTCGAGATGTCGCGAGGTAAGAGATGGCAGGACAAAACGAAATCATCGGCATCGGAGCGGAACACGCGCAAATGATCGCGGGTGGGGCTGTTGGTGCTGGCTTGCGGCTGTATCTCCGCCCCGCTGGAAAGCTTCTGCGCAACGTCTTTACGGTCGGCATCTGCATTGCATCGGCTGCGGTGTTCGGCCCTGCCATCCGTCCATGGTTCGACATTAACGCGGAGGCGGTCGGCGGCATTGTCGCGCTTGTGTCTCTCGGCGTGGC